CTGTTAGTGCATTAGCAGCACTTAATCCAGTAACTGGTGCAGCTGCTACCAAAAATGAATTCAACGTGTATATCAACGGACAGTACATTGATAAAGCAGTGTACACTTGGACACCATCCGCCACTTCAAACCAGACCATTATATTCGATACTGTGACGCTAGGTTACACCATAGATTCTACAGATACGATAATTATTAATGGAAGGTGGGCATAATGGGAAGACAGTTCAAACCCGGACAATTACAGACAGGATCTTTATATAATATTTCAGCAAGTTATGCTGTAACAGCTTCTTACGCTGCAAATGGAGGTGGAACTAGCATCAACACCGGTTCATTTGTAACTACGAGCTCATTCAATGCATTCACTGCATCTTACACAACTGGATCTTTTACTGGCTCCTTCACAGGAAATTTAATTGGTTCATCATCGTTTGCAAGTACTGCGTCCTACATTCAATTAGCTCAAAGTGCATCATATGCCCTATATGCTGTTTCAGCGTCATACGAAATAAACTACGAAACATCTTCTTCATATGCAGAAACGGCCAGCATTGCTGTTAGTTCATCCTTTGCAACTAGTGCATCTTATGCAACTAATGCTTTAAACGCGTCATATGCTGCTAATGGAGGTGTCACTCAATTATTAGCAGGCCCAAATGTTATATTATCTCCAACAAATGGTTTAGGTCAAGTAACAGTTAGTGCTACATTAAGTGGAAGTACAATTTTTAATACTGCTACGGGTTCATATGGTAGCTTTTACGATACTACAACACAAACAAATCCGGTAGCAAATATACCTCGTTCAATGTCCTTTAACTCAACGGATATTACAAACGGCGTATCAATATCAGGCTCAACATCTCCATTTGACACATATATTAAAACACAAAATGCTGGGGTATATAATATTCAATTCTCAGCACAATTAGATAAAACAGATAGTGGAGTAGATGAAGTAGTAATTTGGTTAAGAAAAAATGGAACTGATTTAACCGATTCTGCTACTACAATTACGTTAAGTGGTAATAATGATAAACAAGTTGCAGCTTGGAACTGGTTTGTACAATCAGCAGCTGATGATTATTATCAAATCATATGGAGCTCTGCTGATACTAATTTAAGATTACTAGCTGAACCTATTTCAGGCACACACCCTGGAATACCTTCAGTAATTTTAACAGCAAACCGAATAGATCAATTTTTATCAAATACAGGCTCATTTAGTGGGTCGTTTACAGGAATATTTACAGGTTCTTTATCAGGAACATCTTCATATGCTACCCAAGCATTAAGTGCATCGTATGCACCAGACACAACATTCCCATATACCGGTTCAGCCCGTATAACGGGTAGTTTAGGTGTAACAGGAAGTGTATCTTCTCGAGTAGATTCACCTTCAACAAGTTTATGGCAAACGCACTTTACTGGCGAAAGATTTGATGGATCAAGCTTGCAAGGCAGAGTTTACATAAAAACAAACTATCCTTTTGTTGAAGATTTTTATATTGGTAAAAATAACGGAAGTGCTAATAATGATACATCTACTAATGGAGGTATCCATTATAGCAATCAAGGACAATTTACTGTAAGAAACACACAAACATCTGGATTTTATGGTGTTACATTAAATGCTGATCAAAATTTAGAACAACGCGTTGGAATTGATACCGGCAGAAATAGCTTTGGGTTAGGTTGGTCATTAAGAAATTTTACAAACTCAATCGATTACGTTAATTTTGCCCATAACAGTAACAGGGTAGGTATCGGATGGAACGATAAAACTACATCACTGCTAGGTGCTACGCTAGACGTCAAGGCTACTGGATCACTATCTTCCGACATTGCCTTAAGAGTTAGAAATAGCGGAAACACATACAACATTTTATCTGTTAACGGTGATAGTAGTGTACAAATTGGATCTGACACACTAGCAAGCGGAAAATTAACAATTGCTGCTCCATCAACTGCAACACTAAATCTAGATACTGGATACTCTGTCGACACAGCAACGATTAGTATAAGTCGAAGAATTTCACCAACATACAACACAAACACGTTCCTATTCACTCACAATTCGTTTAATGACGGAAACGTACAGCCATATAAATTCCATTTTGTAAATCCATCCACGTATTGGGGATATACTGAAGCGGGATTTTCCATGATCCGTGAGGCCGGATTTATGTTCTTTAAAGATTCAGCAACAGCCGCTAATTTACAAATGAAATTAACTCCTGACAACGTATTAACAATGTATACTGGGTCATTAGGAGCTGTAGCTGTACCAACAGAAGTTCCTGTAACAGGATCTGCATTTCAATTATTTGCATCTTCATCTAACAACACCGTAGTACCAGTTTTCATTCCTAGAGATGGAAAACGGATACAATTATACGCTCAAGCAGCTGTAACATCATCTCAAGGCATTGCAGATGCACTTACCAATTTAGGATTTTTAACAGGTAGCTCAACTATCCCAGGAGTTTCATTTGGACCATTTGGCATAGCAAATACCTCAGGTTCATATACTTATTATACAACATTCTCATCATCAATGGCTGCTGCAACTAGTGGTCAAACAGTTGAAATGTTTGCTGATGTAACAGAAACTACAAACATTTCTATAGCATTAAAAAATGGAGTAAATATTAATGGTAATGGACATACTTATACTTTAAACCAGGCAGGTACTGCAAACTGTATCCAAGATGGTGGCGTAACAGTAAATTGTTCTATTTCAAATATTACGTTTAAACGATTAGGCGGTACTGCTAGTTCAACAGATACACTTTGTATGTATATTACGGGCGCATCTATAATAAAAGCATATTCAACTATTTTAATTGGTGGTGCTACAAATATGAGATGTCTTACTGTTAATAATGGATCCGCCGAAGTATATGGAATATATGCAGAAGGTTATAATCCTATAACAGTAACAAATGGAACATTAAATGATTCTACTGGAAAGTCATTAAACGGTGGTGGTATTTCAGTAGGAGCTAACGGAAAAATTGTTAAATGTATCGGGTATGGTGTAAATGTAGGAGGAATATCTAATGCTGGGCTGGCAATAGATTCTTATGGTTATGACTCAGGTGTACAAGGATTTGGTAATAGTGGAACTGCTATCAATTGTACAGGTTGGTCAGGTGGATCTGGTGGATTTGCTACTCAACCCGGTTCAACTTGTATCAATTGCACTGGATATTCTACGGCACAAATTGGATTCTTTTCCAACGGGGCTGTAAACATAACATCATGTAAAGGATACTCAGTTGCAGGAGCAGGTTTAGCAATGGTAAATGGTGCAGCATATGATTCTGTAGGGTTTAGCACAACTAGTTATGGAATATGGGTGACTAACTCGGGTGCCACGGCTACTGATTTAAGAAGTTGTAAAGCAACGTCGTTGGCAGCCATGGCTTTATTTATGAATAATACAACATCTGGCTGTAAAATTTATAATACCGAAGCATACTCAAAATGGAATAACGCCGCAGGGCATGGAGTGGTAGTAGCAGGATCTAATGCTGAAATTGTACAATGTACTATAGAAGTAACGAATGCAAGTGCAAATTGTATAAGTGGCAGCTCGGCATTAACTGCAAAATACGCCAATAATGCCTTTAAAGGATCTGCGGTAGCAGTAAATGCAAATATAACACAAGGAATAGTAAACACCCACGATAATTTTGGAAATATAATTATATAATATATATGGAAAATTTACAACAAATAGTAGTACAATTAACTACATCTCCGTTTGAAAGAGCCTTAGCACAGTATGGAACTAATTTTATACCTGATAATCAGATCGAAATAATTTATTCTGAATTATCAGATAGTGAAAAAGAAATTTGGGACGCTTTTATTACAATGATTAAAACTAAATAACTGGACCATATATGGCGTTAACAATACTAACCGGGTCATCTCAAGCAGCGGGCGTAAATTACTCCTACCGAACCAGTGGATCCGCGGACTGGTCAAGTGTACCAACGGCGTCATATTTTTATGATCAGGTTGATCGGATAGTCCGATATAAAACCGTAACAAGCGAGTATGTAACATCGCCAACCGCATCTATTGCTACTACAGCTTCTTTTGCACAAACAGCAAGTTATGTGTCACAAGCAGTTAGCTCATCTTTTGCATCAACCGCATCATATACGCCAGCTGGAGGAACCAACACAATGGTTCAGTTTAATACCACCGGATCGTTTGACGGTGTTGTCGGCATAACAGTTAACAAAAATGCACGATCATTACAAAACGGTGATAACGTAAGTGCGGTAGGTTCATACTCACACGCAGAAGGCGGAAGCACTACAGCAACCGGATATGCATCACACGCAGAAGGCTACTTAACGATATCTAGTGGAAGTCATTCACACACTGAAGGAAATCTTGCTAAAGCAATAGGAGATTATTCTCATGCTGAAGGAGATAATACTCAAGCAAAAGGAGATTATTCTCATGCTGAAGGTCAAGAAACAATATCATCAGGATCTTACTCACACGCCGAAGGATATTCAACATTAGCTCAAGGAGACCGATCACATGCAGAAGGTCAAGAAACAAAAGCAATCGGAGACTACTCCCACGCAGAAGGCACTAGTACTAGATCCAACGGCCAGTACTCACACGCCGAGGGTAGCAATACACAAGCAAATGGAAAGTACTCACACACAGAAGGAGAAAGCACAACAACCGGTAATCCAAAAGGTTATTATGCTACAATGACCGCATCAGGTGTATTTACGATTTCTTCAACGTATGGAGACTTATCCGGCATTGGACTATTTGACGCAGGAAATTTAATAGGTGTAGACGATTCACAATACGACAACAACTATGCTTATACCAATTTAACAGCCGCTTCATGTTCTTTCAACGGAACAAATACACTGGTGCATGTAACTGACATTAGTTTTCTTACTAGCACAGCTAGCATCGGTGGTATTACGAATTTTGCTATCAACGCCGGCGATCAGGTATGGGGAGGATCCGGAGCTCACGCGGAAGGTACTAGTACAACAGCGCAGGGTCCATACTCCCACGCAGAAGGTGGTGGTTACGCATATGGTCTATACTCCCATGCAGAAGGCGGCAGCATCGCATATGGTCCATACTCCCACGCAGAAGGTGGTAGTTATGCATACGGTGAGAGCTCACACGCAGAAGGAAACAGCAAGGCATACGGAACCTACTCACATGCAGAAGGCGGTAGTACTACTACTGGTTGGAGAGGGTATGCTTTAAGCGCGTCTATAGCAGCAGGTGTCATTAAGTTACTACCAATATATGGCGATCGAACAACAGATTTTCAAGCAGGTAGTTTTGTATTAATTCTAGATGACCAAGGAGAAATTGTTGCTGGTGTACCAAACACATATAGATATGAAATTTCAGGATCAGCATTTACGTCATCATTAACACAGATAACGTTGTATGATACTTCTGTTACTACTGCAACTACAAAGCAGACAATTGGTGTTTACGGAAATTCTAACCCAACATCAGCTGATGTAGAATGTGGCGGAGGTTCACACGCCGAAGGATATGTCACAACAGCATACGGTAATTACTCACACACTGCCGGATTTGGTACACAAACAGTGGGTTGGTATCAATCTGTAGTTGGACAAGGTAATATACCATTAAGTAGTACCAGTTCATTTATAGTTGGTAATGGTTCATATGATGTTGATAACGACATTTGGACTCGAAGCAACTTGCTAGTAGCAGAGGAAAACACAGTGCAAATATCCGGTTCATTGCAAGTATCAGGATCACTCATAGTATCTCCTACATCTTCTGGTACACCTGCATACACAGGAAAAGATGGACAAATCGTGTTTGGACAAACCGGTGCAGATTACAAAATATATGTTTGGTTAGGTGGAGCCTGGAGATCTGGATCTTTATCTTAACATATTTATTAAAAACAATTATTATAGAAATAATATCATGGCTTTAATCATCACACCAACCACCGAAAAAAAGATTCTTGTACAAGGTACGTCGATTGAATTATCTAGTGTTTATAATCGTTTAGAATTTGGATGTCGTGCAAACGGATCGACCATGGAAATTGCATTTTACACTTATGCAGATCATGCAGCGTACTTAGCCGGCAATTCTGTACCAACAGATTTACCAACTAGTAACTTAACTGGAGATATTGATCCACTAACCCAAACACAAGACTTAGCTGCAGCTCATGCCCTAGCAAAAGCATGGTACGAATCTTTAGGATATAATGTAAGTGTTGATTTGGTTTGATTTTAAACTAATACTTCTTATAATATCTAGAAAAGGTTTCATATGACAAAAAAATTAGACAAAGAGCATTTGGAAGCAATTCAAGACCTACAACAACGATTTGCACAAAATGCATCATGGATTGGTAGTGTATCTATCGAATTGAAAATGTTAGAACGCCAAACGGCACAAACCGAGTCACAACATGAAGAACTGCTTCGACAGTTTGATGCCCTTCGCGAAGAAGAACAAACTTTGGTAGCATCACTCAAAGAACGTTATGGCGAAGGAGAGATAAATATTGCTCAAGGCACATTTACTCCAACAGTGTAAGGTTAGCTCAACACTTACCATATTTATATTAAACAAATCAAAGGAGTAATTTAATGGCAGAAAGAATTGTATCCGCTGGGGTATTTACACGTGAAGTAGATTCATCGTTCTTACCAAAAGCGATCGGTCAAATCGGTGCAGCAATTGTCGGTCCAACAGTAAAAGGACCTGCATTAGTACCAACAAGAATTTCTTCCTTTTCTGAATTTCAACAAATATTTGGATCATACACACCAGATTCGTATGTACCATATGCAGTTGAAGAATATTTAAGAAATGGAAACGTAATGACAATAACTCGTCTTTTATATGAAGATGGGTATTATTTAACAAATGGTGGATTAGCAATCATTGCAAAATCTGGATCTGGAGCAGCAAAAGTTGAAGTTGTAACACACGTGCTTCATCCAACCCAAGCAGTATCATCGGTAGGTGCCAGCAATGTGTTTGAAAATTCAGTGTTAACGAATCTAGGATCTGGAAGCTTCACAATCAATGTTTCTGGTTCATACACAACTGATAGCACAGTACCAGGATTTAGTGCATTCTTGACACCACTTGGAACTGCAATTTCATCATCAATTGTATCCACAGCAAACAGCTATATCACCAAGATCTTTGGAGCATCTCCTAAATCAGTAGATTATCCAGCATATGTGCAGTATGAAAATAAATCAGCATCCAGCTTGTTCAACAACTTAGGTGATGTTACTGTGGAAATTTTTAAACTTGCTAATTATGAATTCTTAACAGATTATAACACAGCAAATACACCATGGATCACATCACAAAAAATTGGAACCGTAGTTAAAAACTTGTTCCGTTTTCACACATTGTCTCATGGCACATCTGTTAGTTCAGAATTAAAAATTGGAATTCGTGATGTTCGTATTTCTTCTGAAGTAGCCGATCCAAATGGATATGGAACATTCACGGTTGAGATTCGTCGCGTTAACACAGCAAACATTGCAAACACTCCATATTCATCTAACGACACAGATCAAGTTCCAGACATCGTTGAAACATATTTAAACTGCAACCTGGATCCAGATTCTCCAAACTACATTGTGCAGCGAATTGGTAACCGTTATCAAACAGTTTCAGATGCTGGCGTAATTACCATTAATGGAGAATATCCAAATATTTCTAAGTATGTTCGTGTTGAAGTAACAGATGCAGTTGCTAATAAAACTAACGAGAAAACATTGGTACCATTTGGATTCCGTGCATTATCATCGCCAATTCCAATGGCATCTGGTTCACTTAATTTGTCTGCTGCTACGTATGCAACATCACAAGTAGTTTCATCAGTATACAACTCAAACAATTACTTAGGATTTGATTTCACTGCAACACCTAACTTGAATTATCTTGCACCAGTTCCTACATCAGGATCAACTACGGGTAGCAATGCAGATTTCTATTTAGGAAATGTATCACAAGATGCAGCAGCAGCATTCCCGTCATTAACAGCTCCATATTCTGGTTCGGTTGAAACGGCATTGACTACTGGTACTGCATACTTTACAGCTAACGTTGCTACAACCACAAGAAAATTCATTATACCATTCCAGGGTGGATTTGATGGAGCTCGTCCAAATTTACCAAAAATGTCTGGCACATTCATTAAATCTAGCAACACATTTGGATTTGATTGTAGCACTTCAACATCGACAGGTACAAAATCATACAACAAAGCATTCACTTTGTTATCTAACACAGATTACTATGATTTAAACATGTTGATTACTCCAGGTATTTTGGATAGCAAACATAGCAATGTAACTACACTTGCAAGAAATCTTGTAACAAATCGTCAAGATGCATTCTATGTGATGGACTCAAATGCAATAACTGACAGCACTACTACAGTTGTTAATCAAGTTACTACATTGGATAATAACTATACGGCAACATATTGGCCATGGGTTCGTATTACGCGTGAAAACAAACCATTATGGGTTCCACCGTCAGTAGTAGTTCCAGGTGCGTTATCATACAATGATGCAGTATCATTCCCATGGTATGCTCCAGCAGGATTGAATCGTGGTGGTTTGACAACTGTGTCTGACACATATGTAAATTTATCTCAAGCAGATCGTAATACCTTGTATGAAGCTCGTATTAACCCTATTGCCAATTTCCCTAACGATGGAGTAGTGATTTGGGGGCAAAAGACATTGCAGGCTCGTCCAAGTGCATTAGATCGTGTCAATGTGCGTCGTTTGCTTATCGCAGTTAAGAAGTTTATTGCATCTTCAACTCGTTACTTGGTATTTGATCAAAACACTAGTGCTACCAGAGACAAATTCACTCAGATTGTGAATCCATATCTAGAGTCAGTACGAGGACAGCAAGGTTTATATGCTTTCCGTGTAGTGATGGATGCAACAAATAACACACCAGATGTTATTGATCAGAATATCCTTTACGGACAAATATTCTTGCAGCCAACACGTACGGCAGAATTTATTATTCTTGATTTTAATATTCAACCAACGGGGGCAGCTTTCCCAGAATAGTAATCAAAAATAAAATTTAAGAAAGGTAGGGCTTCGGTTCTACCTTTTTTACGTTACTGATATTTATATGAAAATAACAAGGATAAACTATGCCATTAATAGATAACATAAATCAATCGTTAAGCGATTTTGGTAGCGAAGCAGATTTTTTCAGTAAAGCGTATTCGTGGGAACCAAAAAAACAACATCAATACGTCATGCAAATTGACGGAATTCCTGCATATGTAATTAAAACCGCTGGAAAACCTTCCATGGATCAAGGTGAAGTTGTTCTAGATCATATTAACGTGCAACGATATGTTAAAGGTAAAACTGTGTGGGAGGCATTAGATATTACACTTTATGATCCAATTGTACCATCAGCGGCACAAGCAGTAATGGAATGGGTACGCTTACACCATGAATCCGCAACTGGACGCGATGGTTATTCTTCTTTCTACAAAAAAGACATTACACTTCGTCAACTTTCTCCACTAGGCGAAGTTATTGAAGAGTGGATTTTGCATGGAACATATATTAAATCAGCAAAATTTGGTGACTTGGATTGGTCTGCCGAAGAACCGGTTGAAATTTCATTGAGTCTTAGATATGATTGGGCATTCTTAAATTTCTAATCATGAATTATATTATGCAAATGGGGGTTTCTTGCCCCCATTTTCTGTGTTCACACATATTTATAATAAAGTTATATAAAGGATTCAAATGAGTAAAATGACCGATCGTATCGACAATCAAAACATTATTAATCTAGCTCGTCAACAGTACGAAAATGAAAAACGAAGCAAATTACCTACGGTAGTTGTGCCATTAGATTCTGGAGGTAAAATATATCCTGCAACACATCCACTTCGTGCTGGCACTGTGGAAATGCGATACATGACTGCGTATGATGAAGATATTTTAACTAATATATCATACATCAACAACGGCATAGTTTTTGATAAACTGTTAGAATCAGTTATTATGACACCGGGGGTGTTCAACGATATATCGGTTGTAGATAAATTAGGACTAATTATTCGTGCTAGAATTTTAGCATATGGATCTGAATACACCGTTACGGTTGTTGATCCTAAAACAGGCAAAGAACTAGAACGAACTATCAACTTGAATGCACTTAAGCCAAAACCATTTGCATTACAGTCAAATGAATTAGGTGAGTTTTCATACGAAGTAAACAAAGATTGCGTGATATTCTTTAAATATCCACCTGTCGATCCAGCTGATGATACAATTTCTGGTTATTTGAAAAATGTCATTACTCAAGTTAATGATTCTCGTGATGCAAATACCATTGACAATTTTATACGTTATGAATTTTTTGCTGGAGAATCAAAACGATTCCGCAAACATGTAACGGATAATATGCCTGGAATTGATTTAACAGTGGAACTTGAAGGTGCAGATGGGGACACCTTCACAACTGGATTTCAACTCGGATCACAACTTTTTTGGTTTTAACCCTACCGATCGTGTAGTAATGCACGATAATCTATTCAATTTAATATGGCATGGCGAAGGTCGTTGGAACTGGGATGACGTGTATCATATGCCTATTATTATTCGTACACTCTGGACTAAACGAGTCAATGAAATCATACAATCTAAAACTGAACGTATCGAAGCTGCAGCAAAAGCAGCACGACATCAGAGTACTCGCAAAAAGAAAGCACGTTAATATTTATATTAAATGGAAATCCAGAATAAATATCAGTTGATATCTCAACTAAAACAACAGCATCGAATAGGCGCGACTCCGCCTCCTCCTGGTCCGGCACCAACTGGACTAGAAAATATGGCTGGAGTTACCGAAGCCGGCGCTCATGCAATTGCTGCAGGTGCAATAACCGCACTTCAAGCAGTAAATTCGTTATGGGGCAGTTTACAAAATTTAAACAAAGCCCTCGCAATTTCTGCAGGATATGATAAACAAAAAGCTCGTATCGACGAATTAAATTCTAAGTATAAAACAGTAATTGCATCATCTTTAAATTTAGAAAAAGCTAACGCATCATTAAATAGTAGTTTTGGTATAACAAGTAACGCTGCAGCTGGATTAGCAGAAAAATTACAAAAAACGGCGTATACTTACGGACTTACTAGCGATCAGGTAAAATCATATGCTAGTAATATCAAATCAATGTTACCATTAATGAATCAACAAACAACTGCTGATACAAAGTTTTATACCGGACTACAAAAAACACAAGATATTGTAAAAACTAATTTAGGATTATCTGATGAGCAAACAAATTCATATACATCATACGCTGCAGCACAATCCGATAGTGCAGATGCATCGTTACGTGTAGCAAAAAGTGTTGCCGAAGCATTTGGTGACAATGCACAAGGAGATTTAGGATATTTTAAAATGATTACCGAAGGTATCGCAGAAGCCGGTGCTGAGGTACAGTTGCAATATGGAAAAATACCCGGATCATTAGAATCTGCAGTAATAAAATCCAAGAAATTTGGATTATCACTAAAGAATTTGCAATCTGCGGCAAATAATCTATTAAACATCGAAGCTAGTATTGGTCAGGAACTAGAATATCAATTATTAAGTGGCCATCGCCTAGTTGATAATAGTGGGCGAAGCTTGACAAATTTATATCGAGAAGCTACATTACGCGGACAAGCAAATGAGCAAGCTGATATAATGAATACCATTATTGAAAACGAAGGCGAAGTATTAGAAAACAATTTGTTTGCTCGACAAGAAATGTCAAAGCTATTAGGCATGGATGAACAACAACTGGCATCTGCAATTCAAAAGAAACGAATACTTGATAAAGCAGCGGCAGAAGGAATAACCATTGATGTTAACGGTTCTAATGCGTTGGCTCAAGCAGCCGCGGCAGTAGAAGCCGGCGCGTTAACACCTGAAGATTTTGAATCACTTAAAAAAGCAACTGATACTCGTACTACAGATGATAGATTAGAGCAGATATTAAAAGTAAATGAAGAGCAATTATTTTATACTAAACTTATAAATCAACAAGCTATTATCAATGCAACTCGCGTAAGTGCTGAAGGAAACATACCGGATTTGTCTGGATTTATAAATACATTTGCAGAACTAGAAACGATAGGTATTATAGATATAGCGTCTAAAGGATTAAAAGCTAAAAGAGAACTTTTAACACCGCCAATTCCGTTTGCTGAGGGTGGCGTGGTACCACCAGGCTATCCAAATGATACGTATCCTGCATTATTATCATCAGATGAAACAGTAGTACCGCCAAAAAGTCTAGACACTGTAATGAATAACACTGGTGGTAACGAAAAAATACAATTAGTTATACGAGAGGCAGCAGCTGCAATTGTAGCAGCAATTAATAAACAACCTATCTTTACTGGCGGTATTAACGCACCATATTACGGATAATGGAGTAAACTATGATAAACCCAACTATAGGTAACAACTCACAATTTACCAGTCCATTTGATATACTTCCAAACGTGTTGTATACTAATCCAACAACTAGTACAACACAGTTTACAGCACCATTCGATATACTGCCAAATGTTACATACCCAAATCCAACAAGTAGACCATCATTATTAGGGTTTAAACCAAATACTGATTATAGCACTATACAATATCCATATACACCATATAAAGGAAATCCGTTTGATAGTGTTGCTTCGGGCAAAGTAAGAAAAAATCCGTTAACATATAATAGCACATCTAGTTTCGTTGCCGTTACAGATCTTTGGGTAGCTCCCGCCGCAGAAGCATCAAATATTACACTATCATCATTTGCAGCATCAGTCACTGGATTTGCAGCAAGTTCAGTTGCAAGTTTAACAGGAATACCACAGGTATCACAAGTAGCAAATTCACTGATTAATTTGTCCGATACCACATTAACATCCAGATATGCAACATTGACATTTGACCAAATGCG